ATTATCTTTTTTAAAATGTAATACAGGTTTTAAATCTTGTATCTTTTTCATGCACTCTAGGGGGTTTCCACTCTCGCTTCCACCCCCTAAAATATTTTTTACTAGTCTATAACGTAGAACATAGAAAGTTGGATTGTACCAGTACCATTAGCACCTGCTAATGTAACTGTAACTGGAACACCATCTTTGTCTGCATCTGTAACTGAGTTTTCACCCAAAGCTATAGTGTTTGCAACATCATGTCCAACAGCACCTGTTGAAGCTGTAGCAGCTAAATACTCATCAACGTCAACAGCTTGAGCTGTGCCATCTGATTTTGTATGTGCTGCGTAACCAACAGATAAAGTTGTAGAACTACCTAAAGCATCGTGAGCAAGTCTTGATCTAACAATTCTTGCACCATTAGGAATAACAAACATAGTAATAGTAGCTTGTTCTGCACTTGCTTCGTATTCAGCAAAAGCAGATCTTACTCTACCATATAGTTCGTTAGTCTTAACTTTCTCAGAAGGAGTACTAGCGATTTTCGCATATTGTATTGAATTAGCCATATATATATCCTCCTATTATGCTTCTTGACATACTATACCAAGAACTTTTGCTTCTTCCATTCTAGTAGCACCGATTGATTGGCAGTAGTATACTTGAGTAGCGTAAGATTTGTCTGCTCTTTCGTCTATTCTAGCTGATACGTCTTTACCAATCGCAAGAGTGATTCCATCCTGTGCGAAAGCTATGCAAGTTCTGTCATTACCAGATTTTGCAAGTCTGTTTGATACAGTAAATTTAAACCCAAGGAACGAGTCAATTTCACCCTGTACTAATGCTTTTACAGTATTGAAATCTGAACTTGTTACTTCAGTAGTTGATAAAAGGTTTGTGATTTGCTCTGGTCCCACGACAATGTGTCTTGGGATTGAAGGATCAACACTTGCTAGATCAAAAGTCTGCTTAGCAGTTCTTAATTTTGCAATTGTTAAACCAGCTCCACCTGCAGCGATTGCAGTTTGAGCAGCAGTTGAAGTTGCACCAGTTTCACCTGTGAAAGCAGTAGCACTTGCAGCTGTTATAATCACATCATCCATTGCTCTTCCCATTGCCATAGCAGCGGCTTGAGCGTAAGATGAAGTTGGATCAATTAAGAGTCTAACTTTGTCTTGTTGATCAATAAGATCAGCAAATTCGTAATCCGCAAGAGATACTCTTCTTCTTGAGTGAGGTGTATCTATTTGAGGAGTGTCCGAATGTCTGCTAGTTTTTAAAACTGCAGTTACTGAACCAACTTGATCGAAGAAAGCATTTTTTCCAACAACGCTTTCAACTCTGACTTTGTCTCTTAATAACGATCCCATTTGTTGAGATAGCATTTGTATGTTAGCAGAATACTGCTGTACAAAAGCTGTAGTTATTTGTGATGACATATTTTTGTCTCCATATTATAGTTGATTTAAAAAATCAGAAAGGTTCTCCACCAAATGGTAGGCATCTCTTGCATTTAAAGTCTGTTAGACTAGAGTCTATCCTTCTTGTCTGTAAGGTTCTTTCGAATTGTCTTACTGTTTATCCACTTATAGTAAATGTCTGCGATTGGCAAGGGCTATCCTTCTTGTCTGTAAGGTTCTTTCGAATTGTCTTACTGTTTATCCACTTATAGTAAATGTCTGCGATTGGCAAGGGATTATTTTTCTGAATTTCAGAACCTGTTTCCTTTATCAACCGCAGTATTTCTAAGCGAATTTCTTTATCATTAAGATGATTATCATTTTGCATTTAACATCTCTCTTAAAGTATAAACTTGTTGTACTACTTTATCATGATCTGGATGACTTCTGTTCCAATACGGACCATTCCTATCATTAGACAATGCAGAAATTTCAGACTCAATATCTTTGCTAGTATCTACATTCTCACTTTCAGTACCAAGAATTTTATCTTCAGACATCATTCCTGCAATCTTTGCAAAGCCTTTTATAATTTCTGGATGATCTCCAAGTCTTGTACCATTTGATAAAGTCATATCTAATACTTCTGGATTAATATTTGCTTTTGCTAATGCTCCAGCTTGTTTAACTTTACCATCAAAGTCTCTACCCCACTCTTGTCTTAACTGTTGTTCTGATTGAGCTTGAGCAGTTTCAGTATCAATTTTTGATTGCTGTGCAGTACCTTCCATATTATTTTTATAGAACTCTAAGATACCTTGAGCTTGTTTATTATTTAAACCAAGTTGATGAGCATTTTCTGTAAAAGATTTAATTGCACCTTCATCTAAATTTACTACTTCAGATTTTACATCTAAAGCATATTTATCTGCAGACTCTGGTCTACCCAATTTAGTATAAACTTCACTCCATTGATCATCTGTAGAATTATTATTTGGTATAGCAATTTTATCTTGACCAATCATTTTAGTTGCGTTGATGTAACTTTTTGCTAACGCATCTATCTCAGTAAACTTTTCTATATTAGGATCAGCTCTATACTCTTCACTAATAGAATCTTTCCAAGATGATATGGGTGTGTCTGCTTTTGCAACTGTTGTTGGTTGTGCTGTTGGTGGTGTTACTGTTTCTGTAGTCGTTGTTTCTACAGGCACAGTTTCCTGTGTTATCTGTTCGCTTGACATATTTATTTTCCTTTATCCTTTCGTAGCATTGATTTAATAAATAGAATGACACTACGTTGTCCTTCCATATATGCACTCTCATGACTATCCCCTTTGACGTTAGTGGTAGAATGATAATGACATCTTTTTTCAAGATCGATTAAGACTTCTTTGCCTTCATCTGTATTGAATATGTATTCGTAATTTTTTTTTAATCCTTGAATTAATTGTTCTAATTGTTTATTTGCTTCCATACTATTCCACTTCAGCATTTGCTAGAGCTTGTGCCTCTTGAGGCAACGCTTTCGCTAGTGGTGCTACATCTCCTGCGGCTTGTGCAACTTGTTGCATCTGTGCCATTTGTTGTTGTTGTTCTGCAGCTTGTGCTGCTTCTTGTCTTTGTGCGTTAACTTCGTTTTGTGACTTTAATAATTTCTGTGGCATACCAACTATGTCTGCCAAGTGTTTAACAAGGTTATCAAAATTAACATAATCAAATACTGGTGCAACATTTGCAAGTGATCCTAATATTTCTATTGCTCTCATAATAGATTGTAGCTCTGAAGATTTTTGTGCTTTAGCAAGTGGTGAAACATATTCTATTTCTATATCTCTACCCGATAAAAACTCTGGTGCTTGTGGTAACATATTATTTCTAAGTAGTATTGCAAACACTCTATCAATTAATGGTTTTAATAATTCTGATTGTAGTCTACCTAATACTGGTCCAAGCAATCTCATCTTCTCTTCGTTACGTTGGATAACTTCTGTTGCTGTCATTTGTGGACCTTGTTGTAATTGAAGTTGATTAACATAGAATACAGCTCTGATTGCATCTCTTCTTTGCTCTTCCATATTTAAACCTAGTGGATTATTTGCACCAATGTTTAAAGGTTCAATTCTATCTCTTGTACCACTTCTATAAAAATTTAATCCACCCGGTACAGTTCTAACTGGAAGTAGGAATCCATCATCTGGAACTAGTAGTGGTGGGTCAACTTGTTTCTGTGCAGCTTTGATTGTAGTCTTAGACATTTCATTTAGCATCTTAACGTCTGGCAAAGCTGTCATTGCAGGTGATCTTCCATAGATTTCGTTTGATGCTTTTAAGTATCTTGGTACTACAAAAGGAAACTCTTTGAATCCAGATATAGATAATTCATTTGCATTTTTATATTCTAAGTAAACAGATTCAAATGGCATATTCTCTTTATCTTTTTTCTTAGGATCAAAATCTGATCTTGGATAAACTGCGTGTAGTATTTCTACTTCTTGGTATGGATCTTTTTTAAAGATACCTTGAATGTCTGATGAAACATTATCACCAAACTTTTGTACTGCAGCTCTTGCACTAATTTTAAATCTTCTAAAGATTGTATCAACTCTACCTTTATCATTCTCTGCAATAAATACTTCATTGATATGTCTTGTTGAAAATTTAATTAAATCTTCATCATCTTCTTCGATAAACATTGCTGCTGTACCAAAAGTAATTAAATCATGATACAATTCAAATATTTCTTGTTGAAAGTTTGATCTGTTAAATGCTGTGTACATTGCTTCTGTTGCAGACTCTAACCAAATTTTTGCTTCATCTTCATTCTCAACATCATCATCTTTAAATCTTAAAGTAAACCAAGGTGTGGATGGGTTTGTCAACATACCATGTAATGATGCTGATAATAATTCTACTGCTTGTATTGGAGAAGAATCAAATATCATCTCCATTCTTTTATCACCTCTAGCTCTAGTCTTGGTAACATCTGCTTTTCTTGGTTGCATATAATCTGCAACCTCTTGCCAATGCGTTTCCCAGTTTTGTCTTTGACCTTCTAGTTTATCGTACCTAGATAATAAATTTTTTGTTAAATCTGTTTTTGCCATTATTGTCCTAATAAACTTTTCTTACCTAGTGTTATAGTTTCATCTTCTACACCTTTAGAACTTGTCATAATAGTTGATGATCTACCTTTAGCTTTTGTCTTTCTTGAATCATAACCATCCATACTTGTTGCTGTTGCTTGTGATACTTCTGCTACTGTTGGTGCAACTGCTATTGGAGCTGGTGTAGGTGCTGGAGTTGGTCTTGGTCTAACTATTCTTGCTACTGCTCCACCCATACTATTCTCCAAATGTTAGTGATGAAGTTGTTTCTGATTTTGTTTCTCTTGTTTCAGATTTAACTTCTGGTTTTTTAATTTCATTTTCAAAAGTCATATCTTCAGCTAATACTAAAACTTCTTTCTCAACTTCTACTTTTGCTTTTGCTTTTGGTTTTTTTTTAAAAATTTTTTTAATCTTGTCAAACATTATGATCCTAGTAAAGTTTTCTTTTGAACTTCTGCTTCTTCTTCAATTCCTAATGGTGAAGTTAATATTGTAGACTTACGACCTCTTCGCTTTCTTTCTACTGCTGCTTGTTCTGCCGCAATCGCATCTTTCTCTGCTTGCGAGACTTCTGCTGCAGGAGGTTCCGGCAAAGGTTGAACTGGTGGTAGCGGTGGCATTTTTGGTTTAAAAAGTGATCCCATAATTATATAATCCTGTAACTATTATCTGCTATACTTTGTGGAGCAGTTTGTCTAGTATTAATTTCTTGTAGTCCAACAGCAAGGTAACGCATCGCATCACAAGCGTGTGAACTCCAATCGTGTACAGGTTTCGATCTGAACATTCTATTTTTGTCAATGTACTTCCTATGGTAATGTCTTAACGCATCTATTAATTTTTTGCAATGGTCTGTATCAATCCAACATCTAGGCAGGGTCATTGTGGTTGCGTGTATACCATCCTCTAGTGGAATTTTTGGAACGACTTTAAATCTAATTCCTAATTGGTAGGCAACCTCTCTCCGGGTCTTACCATTGCCGAAA